TGCTATGAGGTAGGCTACCGCCCCCTATGCCTCCGGCATAGGGAACCCCCGTTAATCCTCAGGCAGCCAGGCGGCCCCGGCCTCACGGCCGGTCGGGCCTGCTCCGCGACGGCCCTGCTCGCCTAGCGCCTTCAGAACATGATTGTATAAATATGATGATATTTTAAGAATTGTTTTTAAAATAGAAATTAGCTCGCTAGGGGGATATGAATTGCACGCATGTGCGTTATTTGAACGAAAACTCATTCTCGTGTTTTATCTGAATCGGTACCCTATTTAAGCTCGAGGGACGCACGGACTACCAATCAAACTAGCAAATGGATACCGTAACAACTGCTCCTGAAACTACTCAAAAGTCAACTGGTCCTAAAGCCAAACATTGGGCTGGATGTACTTTGAATAATCCTACTGCTGCTGATGAAGCTTGCTGGCTTGCTAAGATCCAACCTCTTGCTGATTACTATGTTTATGGTAAAGAAATTGGTGCCTCTGGAACTCCTCATTTTCAATTTATGGTTTGTTTTAAAACTCAAAAAGCTTTGACTGCTGTTAAGAAATTATTTCCAACTCAAGCTCATTGGGAAATGAAATTGTCTACTTCTACTATGAAACAAGCTTCTGATTATTGCAAGAAGGTAGGAAATTTTGATCTTTTGTATATACTAACTCCTACTAGGATGGCAAATTTGTAGAATGGGGAACTCTACCTTTAGATCAAAAAGTTGCTGGACTTAAAGTGATTAAAGATAATTATCAAGATACTTTGGATAAAGCTAAAGAAGGAAAGATTGATAATATTCTTGCTGAGCATCAAATTAGATATTATGGAACTATCAAGAAAATTGAAGCTGATAACAAAAAGATGCCTAGCAATTTAACTTGGGGTGAACATGAACAACCGAATCTTTGGATTCATGGTGATACAAGTATGCGTCAAAGTAAAGGGTCTGCAATATTCGACCCCCATCAGGCTTTTCTCTTATACTTGTAGGAACTGGTAAATCTCACATGGCTCGTTCGCTTTTTAACCAGGAATTTTATCCTAAAATTGCTTCAAATAAGTGGTGGGATAAGTATCGTGGTGAGAAAAATGTTCTTATAGAAGATATGGATACCTCCCATGTTTATCAAGGATATAACTTAAAGATTTGGGCTGATAGATATGCTTTCCCTGTCGAAGTGAAGAATGGAGCTGATTGGATTCGACCAGATGTTATTATCGTTACCTCTAATTATTCCATCAAGCAAGTCTTTCCTGATCCTTCAATTCACCTACCGCTCTTGGAACGCTTTAAGGAGGTTCACAAAACTGAAAGATATGATCCCAAGAAAGCTGCTGATGCCTTGAGTTGCCTTAAAGCTAAAGCCTCCTTGAAGAAGAAACAAATTACTAAGAAACGTAAATTTGATGAACCTAAGAAAGCTAAGAAGCCTTTTACGCAAAAAGCTGACAAGATTGTCCCAAATACGACTACTCAAATGGTTATTGATATTCCTGTGAACAGTAATAAAATGGATGAGATTGAAGCTAAGCTTAATGCTACCCAAGAGATCGCTCCTTCTGCTGAAGATATAGAAAGAAGAAAGAAATCTCCTTTTAATATTGCTTATGAAAAAGAAGTTATTGAGCTTGCTGATTCTTCCTCTGATGAAATGGATTGTATTAATGAAATTTATTGTTCTGAAACCTGTACTGAATGTGAGAAGAACATTGCTTATTGTAAATGTTATGATTGTTCTGATGATGATTGGCACCAAATTACTAAAGAAGGTAATGAAAGATATTATGATGAAGATAGTTCAATTCATGGTGATGAATCTAGTGAAGATTTGTTTGATATTTAAATAATCAACAAACTGAATTTAATAAAGTTTATTAATCTTATTTCGTACAAGTATCTACATTTTCATAAACTATAATTATTGTTCAGTAAATCTTGTTCTAAAAGTAGCTTCAATAAGAGGGGATGTGGCACCCATTGGAACTGATCCAACTGTAACAAAGTAAATAGCTCCCATATCAATATCTCCAATAGCTCCAGTTCCAACACTTTCAAATGTAATTGGTCTTTTATTAAGAGGAACAAATTCATCAATATTCATTGATTCCATTCCAGTTTGAGGAGTAGTTCCGTTCCCAATTATCATGAAATCTTTTCTTCGAATAATTTCAAATCTTCCAGTATTATTATCATTCATAAATGCAGTTGAAGAAGTGCTTGTAAGAATATCAGTAATAGCAGGAAGAGCACCTGTTGGTCTCTTGTCATAGACTATTAAAAAAGTAGCATCTGCAATAATTCCTGCTGTACCAGCATAACAAAAACCTCTTACAAGAAGGGATTTGTAATAAGCCCTTTTTCCAATTCTTTGATTAACTGATGCACCTTGTGCAATTGTTGCAATTAATGTAATTGTTCCAGTGGAATTTGCTCCATAAATAGCTGTTGCTAAATCAACATAATTAACTTCTTGTGGAGTGGCTCTACGAACTACATTATCATTTCTTCTTGGTGCAAGATAAAGTGGTTTTTGATTTCTTGTTAATCGTTGTAGAGCAGCACGTCGATTTTTATCGACTTGAAACTGTTCAGATTTTGTCAATCTGATTGGTGTGGTCATCATTGAAACTTTTCTGTCTAATATTGATTTTCTGGACATGTTGTTATCCTAACGGCTACCAAGGGATAAGCAATGGGGATTCGGAAGCCGAATTTATAGTAAAACGCACGTGCTAATTTTTCCTAGTAAGGATACGCACGTGTTTGGATCGACGGGAAATGGATCGACGGACTAAGGTAATACTAGGGGCACGTGCCGTACCCTGACCTTAGTCCGCCTGGGGGAGGTGGGAAGTAGCTTGCAGCGCTTTGCGGCATCCCCACGCTACGCTCTGGGGCCCCCGCCCCTTCGGGGCTATGCCTGACAAAGCTCGCATTACATTATGTGTTTTATCGCCTGCTATGAGGTAGGCTACCGCCCCCTATGCCTCCGGCATAGGGAACCCCCGTTAATCCTCAGGCAGCCAGGCGGCCCCGGCCTCACGGCCGGTCGGGCCTGCTCCGCGACGGCCCTGCTCG